AAAGTTTTAAATCGTCCTACGAATCATACAACGCCAAATATCCGTTATCGCTTGATGATTTTACGCAAATGCTTGTTGATGACGTGGTAAAACGCAATCAACTTTGCCAATTTGGCTTTGACAAGCTACACCCAGTCACCTACCTGAATAACTGGCGTTGGCTTGATGAGTATCCTCAATCAAACAACAAAACAACCGAAAAGCCAAGTGCGCATAACAATTTTGGCGAGCGTGACTACGGCGAGCAAGTGATCCCTGAATGGGCTTTGGAGGGCGAAAATGATGACGAAAAATCAGATTAAAGATCGATTGGAATTATTGCGAACCGAGTTTAGCAATGCGATTGATGGGCTTTCTGATGGCGAAAATCTTGAATCGCCAACGCAGAAAACGGGTAATTGCTCAATGCACGGCGAATTTACCCAGTGGACGCGCAAAATTCCATTTTTCAAAGGCGAATTTAAAACTCAGTGTCCACACTGCTTACGGGAGGAAATCACTAAGCTAGAGAGCGACTTGAAAGAAATTGACGACAGGGAAAAACGAAGATTTATCGCAGATTTGAAAGAGCGATCAAATATCCCCCTACGCTTTGCTAATGCGAGTTTTGAAAATTATCAAGTTACCGATAAAAACAAACTGGCGAAACTCGCTTGCCAACGCTACGCCGAGAAATGGGCTGAAAGATTTAAACAGGGCGGTGGATTGGTATTTTGCGGTAAGCCAGGTACCGGCAAAAATCATCTTGCTTGCGCAATCGCAAACAGCGTGATCGAACAACACCAAGCTGAAGCATTTATCACCACCGCAATGCGAATCATCCGAAAGGTGAAATCCACTTGGGATCGAAACGCGGAAATGACCGAGGAAGATGTAATCCGCGTGTACTGCCAAAAAGACCTGTTAATTATCGATGAAGTGGGCGTGCAGTTTGGAACGGATGCAGAAAAAATTATCTTGTTTGAAATCATTAATGAGCGTTACGCGCAAATGCTACCAACGATTTTAATCAGTAACTTAACAGAATCTGAATTAAGTAATTATATCGGCGATCGCATAATCGACCGCATGAAAGAGGGGCAAGGCGCAGTGATTAAGTTTGATTGGGATAGTTACAGAAAATGATAGATCAACAATTTGACCGCAACACATGGCAAACGCCGAAGTATTGCAGAAATTATTTAGAGATTCGGTTTGGTTGGTTTGATGTTGACGGAGCGGCGGATAGCAGAAATAAATTATTCCCAAAATGGATCGGAATAGGCCCGGCATGGGGAGACCCTGACAATATCGCTTTAGATTTTCTTGGAGATGATGTGATCGGCAAGATAAATGAATTGGCGGAATGTAACGGATATCCAACGCATATCTATGTAAACCCACCGTACTCTGATGTAACGCCGTTTTTAATCCGGGCGAAAGAATTACGAGATGCCGGACATTTAGTCGTGATGTTACTCAACAATGACAAATCTACGCAGTGGTATCAAAACCATATCCACGGTGTGGCAAATGAGGTAATTGATATTGTCGGTGGACGTATCGCCTTTATCCACCCGGTGACAAAGCAGGAAATCAAGGGCAACAGCAAGGGGCAGATGATTGTTGTTTTTGATCCCGCAATGCAAGACTTTGTACAGCGCTCAGTAAGTCTTGATTTTATCAAGAAAGTAGGTGGTTACGATGACAAGTAATTACAAATGCCCTAAATGTGGCGCACCTCTTGAGGATTTATGGGATGGCGAACCAGTAAGCGCGTTTGTCGGCGAATGGTCAGAGGATAGATTCCGCTGTAATGGTCATGTAATCCACCCACTACCATTTCCGATAGCAAACAAAAATTGCTCTATGAATCGCACCAAGTCTTGCGGTTACTTTGGTTTAGAGGATTTTGGCGTGGAGTATAGCGAATGACTGACAAGCAAACGTTTTTTTTGCGCAGCAACCAAATCCGCGAAAACATCATTAATGCCGTAAATAATTTGCCGCTCCCAATCATTGAAAAACAAGTTATTAAAAACGGCGACTATGAGGAGATGGTTGAGATTGAAAAAGGGGTTTGGGCGGTTGAAATTAAGCCAAAATCAAGAAGCTTAGAACAGAACAATAAATTTCACGCCATGTGCCAAGACGTGGCTAACCAAGCGGAATTTATGGGGCGGAGATTATCAATGGAGCAATGGAAAGTCTTATTTATCTCCGGCCATGCAATCGCCACAAATCAAAAAGCGGACGTTGTGCCGGGTCTTGAGGGCGAATTTGTGAATATCCGTGAGAGCTCGGCAAAAATGAGCGTATCACGAATGGCAAGCCTAATTGAATATGTCACAGCTTACGGCGTGGCGAACGGGGTTAAATTTAACGACAGATGGGGATTTTACGGACGATGAAAGATGTTAATTGGAACTGGATTGCGTATTTAGTTTTTACCGCATTTATTTTTTGGTTGTTTAATGGTGGCGGGCAATGATTGAGGTAGGAACCATGATTTTATTTTTGATTGCATTTTCGGCTGTCCTGTTTTTTCTTTTCGGTCAACCCCTTGCTGCCACCCTCGTTTTGTGCGGAGCCTGTTGGCTTTCCGGTTGGTATTTTGCGCATAGTACGGTTGCAACAGAGTGCGAGAGATTGGGCAAGTTTTACGTTGGCAAAAACGTTTATCAATGCTCAAAAATTGAGACGATCGAGGATAAATAATGTTAGAGCTAATTTTACTCCTGCTAATTGCGATGATTTTTATTGTTGTGATTGTGGTTGTTTTGGATTGGTTTATTGGTGATGGATGGTGGTTTGATGAGTAAACCTAAAACCCTCAAGCCTAAAAAATGCAAGGTATGCGAAATTGAGTTTATCCCGCAAAACTCTCTCCAAAAAGTATGCTCAACTAAATGTGCGATTGATTTAGCCCGTCAAAACGCACAGAAAGAGCGAGATAAGGCGGAAAAGAAAAAGTTAGATGAACGCAAGGCAAGGTTAAAAAGTCGCTCAGAATGGCTAAAAGAGGCTCAGACGGTATTTAATAAATTTATCCGATTACGGGATAAAGACCAACCCTGTATTAGTTGCGGTCGTTATCATCAAGGGCAGTATCACGCGGGGCATTATCGCAGTGTCGGAGCCTGTCCCGAATTGCGATTTTGCGAGCTAAACGTACATAAGCAATGCGCACCTTGTAATGACCACAAGAGCGGAAACATTATTGAGTACCGGATTAATCTTGTGAATAAAATTGGCGCAGACAAGGTGGCTTGGTTAGAACGACAAGACCACGACCCCAAAAAATACACCATCGAAGAGTGTAAAGACATTATCAAGCATTACAAAATCAAAATTAAAGAGTTAGAGGTCTTAAATGAGCAGTATTAATATCGACAAAGTGTCTGTACAGTGGGGATATTGGGCTACTCCTCGCTACGAGGGCGAATATCCGCGAGTATCTGCGGGGTTTGCGGAGCTTAAATGTGATGCTCGCTATCTGTCAAAATACCGAGTGCAGCCGATTACAGATGATTTAGGTATGCAGATTGACGGTCACATGCAGACGATGAAACGTGTGTCGCCGGAGCTTTACGATGTCTTTATGCTCACTTACGTTAAGCGGTGGGATAACATTGATATTTGCCGACACTTAAACTTATCAAGACGTGAGTATTTTCAGCGTCTCAAAACTGCCAAAACATCACTGCTTTTGATGATTGAGTGCCAAAAATGTATTTTTATTGCATAAGTGCTTGACAGTGCGCACTAAAAATGTATCATTATATGTAAGTTGCGGTTTTAGCGCATAGCGAACGCACAAGGAATTATTACACAACCCTGATCGGAAACGGTCGGGGTTTTTTTATTATCACAACTGCAAGCCTACGTTTAACCACGCGGGCTTTTTTATTGCCCCGCAAATAACCAAAAGCGAGGTGGAGTATGAATAAAATGCCAATGAAAGAACCTGACTTATGGGCAATGATTTGGTCTTGGCTGCAAATCAATCTCGGTAATGGGACAATCCAAAGTGCCGGATCTGCCGTTGTCATGTCATTGCTGCGAATGGGCTTTATGCGTAAAAAGCCTGCGTTTAGATATATGATTTTAGATGCTGCTATATGTGCGTCTATTGCTGGAGTAACGGTGCCTATTTGTATTCATGTTTTCGGGCATTCGGAATTCGCCGGCTTTATTGGCACGATGATTGGATTTATCGGGACCGAAAAAATGCGCGAATTTTTATTTAAATTTATCAATCGCCGCGTAGATGATGGCGATATTGATTTTAGGAGCGGACACGGAGGCAAGTACGATGATACTGATTTCAGAGAGTGATTTTAACAAAGTGTTTCCGCGCGCCAAGCCCGGTATTTATAACGCTATTGCAAAGCAAATTACAAAAGCGGGTTGTATTAGCAAAATGCAACAAGCTATGTTTTTAGCACAATGCGGGCATGAGAGCGCAGGATTTACCACGTTTTCCGAAAACCTAAACTACTCAGTGGATGGGTTGCTTGCTTGTTTTAATAAATATTTTGATAAATACACGGCGATGAAATACGCGCGCAAGCCTGAGCAAATTGCAAACCGCGTTTACGCTAATCGCATGGGTAATGGTAATGAGGCTAGCGGGGACGGATGGAAGTATCGTGGACGCGGGCTTATCCAAATCACCGGCAAGAAAAATTATGTTGCTTTCCGCAACTGGCTAGGTCGTGATTTTGCGCTACAAGAGGTGGCA